CTTTAATCAAATAGAAGTGCAAACTGACCAGTGCTTGACTTTCGATGGCACAATCACCGCAATGCAGAACGGCGCACAGTCATACGCATCGTGGCGTGTTGAAGGGTTGCTGGTCAACGATGGCGGCACAACAACTGTAGCCAATAGCGCAATCACAGTTATAGACAATCAATCTAATTGGGGTTTGACGCTAACAGCCGACAACACCAACAACGCTTTGGCTATTACGTTTACCGGCGAGGCTGCACACAATATCAGAGCCGTGGCGAATATTCGGACTAGCGAAGTCACATACGCTTAAAAAGGAACAAATAAAATGGCTATCAGAAACAATATCGCAGAAGGCAACAGCCAATACGGCATCGCCTTTAACAACGCATACTACCGTATCGTAACGGCGGCAATTAGCCGTCAGCGTGGGTCAGACCCAAAGTTCAACGTGATGATTGACCTGTCAGCTTATGCTACATCATCACCAACCGATGACACTCGTGAGGTGGATTTCAAACGGTATCAAGCAAACTTAGACGACATTAACGCAAGCAGCGGCGATGCTTTCTTGGACAAGTGCTATAGCTGGGTTATGGCGCAGGATGATATGGCTGGCTCTACAGCCGTTTAAGGAGTAGACGATGGCTTTAACTATAAATCATCAGACGAATGATATCTCAGCTACTAGTGGCAGCATCACGCTTGATGGTGCTGCTGTTGGTGGCGGTGCTGGCGTTCATACACTCATAAACACCACAAAAATAACAAGCAGTACGTCACAAATAGATATTACTGGGATTGATGCTAAATTTAAAATAGTGCTTGTGAAATACGCGCTTAGGGGCGGCACTAGTATGAGCGCAGCTAAATTGCTGCTAGGTGTAAGCGGCACGATGACAACTGGCAGTGTGTACACAACTGGTTCTAATGCAATAACTGGTATGCAGTTAGATGGCGGCTGGTCTAAGGAACAAGGTGCTGGACATATTGAAATATTTAATATGGGGGATTCTGGGGCAAGAACAGCTATTTTTGCTAAACACGTTGAAATGACAGATGCTTACACAAGCACGACAATGTTAAACCCAGTCGTTAGTAAATTCGCAACTCTAAATACAACTGCATATAATTCTTTTAGAATATCTGGCACTTTTGGCGGCAGTTATACATCAGGGTTTGTAAATGTTTATGGAATAGCTGATAGTTAAAAAGGAAATAAAAATGAACAAGATTGTTAATGGTGTTCTTGTGGCTATGACAGACGATGAGATTGCAACTTTTAATTCAGATGTTGCAGCGCAAAAAAACGAAGCTGTGCGTAATCAAAGAAATTCGCTGTTGCAAGAGTCAGATGTTTACGCATTAGCTGATAGGATTACAGACGATTGGACCACATACCGCCAAGCCCTGCGTGATATTCCAGCGCAATCTGGCTTTCCTGCAAGCGTAACTTGGCCGACTAAGCCGGAGTAGATAAATGAAAATGACGCAGGAAGTTACACCAGAACTACGTGTTGCTTTAGAATTAGAAGCGCATGAAAAGGAATGTGCCATCCGGTATGCTTCTGTTGAAGACAAACTGACCGGCTTGGACAAGCGGCTTTGGCGTCTTGAGGCTATGGTCATGGGGTCAACGGTGGTCATCATCGGTCTCGCTGGTTCATTACTAATGAAACTATAGAAGACAAGGGGAGCGTAACCTTAACTGGAGACGCTCAACATGATAGCGGAAACCCTCGCTGGTATCGCTTTATTCAAATCAGCCGTGACTGGACTAAAGTCAGCAATAGGAACAGCAAAAGATGTCTCCGAAATTGGTGGCTTTATCAACCAGCTGTTCACCGCTGAGAAACAAATCAACCAAGAACGTAACAAGAAGGCTGGTGTCTCATCACTAGATGGCTTTCGTGACGCTGCGTCTAGCGTCATTGACGCAAAGCTAGTCCAAGAGCAGCTGGCTGAAGTCCGAAACCTAGTGAATATGCGCTTTGGGCCAGACACATGGCAGTCGATCCTCGACATGAAAGCAAAGCAAGAGCGTGAAGCTCGTGTTGCAGCTGCCGAAGCACGGCGTCTCGCTATAAAACGCCAAGACGATATTCTCCTTTTTATCTACTGGGCAGCTTGCATCGGCCTTGGTGTCTTTGCCTTTGGTCTATTCGTATACATATTAATGGAGGCTAGTAATGTTTAAAACGCTAGTCCTCGTGTGCTCTCTTATCGACCTCACTAATTGCATTGAGATGGAGAACACACGCCATCCGATCCTGTCAGAGAAAGCCTGTGTAGCTAGGGCGATGGAGATGGTAAGAGACCTTAATCGGTACATGCCTAACTATAAAGCTATGTCTTACAAGTGTGTTCCTCTGAAGAAGGGAACGCTGACATGATGACAGCAGAACAGTTCTTAGCTCTCAAGATACTTCCACGGATAATGATGGCAGCTTCAACACTAATGGCGTGGAACTGCGCCGACTGGTTTATGTCATTAGGCCCAGCAGCAACAACACAACAAACGGCTTTCGTATCCACGATCTGTGGATGTTTTAGCGGCATGTTTGCTGTCTGGATAAACCATGAAGGAAAGAAGTGATGATCGTCTGGGACATGCACAATAGAACTACCAAAGAACAGGCTGAACAGAATAAGCAGCAAGCGAGGTAAGGACATGTGGCAAGCATTAATAAGTCCAATAGCAAGCCTAGCTGGATCATGGATGGAAACCAAGGTTGAACAGACCAAAGCCAAGGGCGCAGTGGCTAAGGCTAAAGCAGAAGCAGAGGCGCAAGTCCTAGTAACAGCAGCCACCCATGAAGCTGGCTGGGAAAAGATCATGGCTCAATCCAGTGACAATAGCTGGAAAGACGAGGCGTGGACGGTACTGTTTATTGTCATAATTGCAATGTGCTTCATACCCCCTCTTCAGCCCTTTGTTGAACGCGGGTTCGATGCTCTAGGTAGGACACCTGATTGGTTTCAGTGGGCAGTTTACGCAAGCATAGGAGCCTCGTTTGGTCTCCGTGGTATTAAAGGTATTAAGAAATGAGTGAAGGTAACTTCCATCAATGTATGGAGTGGCTCCTAGAACATGAAGGTGGTTATGTCGATCACCCTAATGATCCCGCAGGTATGACCAACCTCGGTATCACCAAAGCCACCTATGATGACTTCTATGGCGGTGATGCCACCGAAGAGGTCATGAGAGCAATCACAAGGCCAGATGTTGAGCCTATTTATCTCCAGAACTACTGGAATAAATGTATGTGCCATTCCCTGCCCTCTGGGCTTGACTGGGCGGTCTTTGATTGGGCAGTGAACTCCGGTCCCGCTAGGGCTTCTAAGGCTCTCCAGACGGCTGTAAAGACGACTGTGGATGGGTCTATTGGTCCTATGACTTTAAGGAAAGTCGAGCAGCATAATCCTAGAGATATTATCGAGGATATGTGGGTACAGCGTGAGCAGTTCTATAGAAACCTTGGACACTTTGATAGCTTTGGAAAAGGCTGGCTTATCCGTAACAACACCACCAAGATGCAAGCTCTATCACTATTGACAGCATAACGAAAAAACACCGATCTACTTAGGTCTGACTTATGACCAGATCGGTGTTTTTTCTAGTTGATGTTGGAAAGGCTAATAGTTAGAACCTAGTTACGGTTCCATAGCTCAACTGGATAGAGCAACTGCCTTCTAAGCAGTAGGTTCGGGGTTCGAGTCCTCGTGGGACCGCCACTTCTTATAAATGGGATCTGTCTTTAACTCCCTGAGTTCACATGGAGCGCAGGTATAAACCCCACCTACATCAAAGAACGCATCATTGAGTCCACATTTGTCGCACTTGATCGACTTATCGTTTCTCAATGCCACTTCCCCTTCCCCCTTGTCGTACTTTTGACAGTCTTAGGTAGGTTATCTACTTTACGGTGAATAATACGACCAAGAGAGTCCCGATCTTGTGGGATCTCTGGGATCTGTAAGGCCTTCTTTATATCTTCGATGGTAGGTATATTCATGATGCAATATCTACGATCTCACAGGCTCCGCTGGTACAAGCCAATGTTTGCGAACCTGATGTCGTATCCTCTTTTTCGTATAAGGAGAGAGCAGACCAATCGATGCTCTTGGGCATAACAGCCTTTAGCTCTTCATAGTCTTCCTTAGACACGTCCTGATAAGGAGCCTGTGCATAACTATGATCGCTATGTGGTAGGAAGCTAATACCAGAACACAGATCGAAGTTGTTGTAGACCCATGAGCCAACCTCTAACCATTCATGGTCTCTGACAGTGATTGTCACAGATGGCTTATGCTCACACCACTCAAGAGCATAGGTTTTCCATAGCTCTAACTGCTCTAGGGCTGTCATCTCATTACGAGTAACTGCGCCTGAAGGAGATTTAGTGGGAAAGCTAAACACAGTTGTGCTATCTGGCTTCATTACACACGGCTCTGATGGAATACCAGAATCCTTGAGGAACTGAGTCAGAGGGTCTTTGTTGTCGCCTCTTACAGTCCTAATGTAATACTCAGAGTGTCTAGCATGGATACCACTAGCGGCATCTACAAGCTGGCTTACCGTCCCGCTAGGCTTCACACAGGTTACAGCGGCAGACTGGGGAATACCAAGCCTCTCGGCGTATTCCTTGTTGGTATCAATAGCTACCTGACGTAGCTCTTTTAGCCACTTTGCTGTGTCCACGTTCTTGGAGAGGATGCGGTGATCCATGATCCCAGTCAGGGAAACCCCAAGTAGACGTTCTTCTTCTGTGTTCTTTGCCCAAATAGGACGAAGGTAAGGAAGATGAGTAAAAGTAGACTGTGCAGTGCCTAGGATAGTCGCCAGTCTGACCTTACGCTTCAGGCTTTCAAGATCATCCTGCTCCCTTACAACAACCTCTGAGAGATTGCAGAACTGGTATGGGCGTAAGATGATCTCACTGCATGGGTTTGTCCCCCATTCATAGCCTAACTCTCTTCTACCATTCCGAGCCACATGAGACTCAGCAGCCACACGGCTGAAAAGCCCACGCTCACCAGACTTGGATTCCACAAGAGCCAGCCACTCTCTGAGGAAGGTTTCCATGTCAGGTTTCTCAGTGTAGCAGACAGAGTTGTTAGATAACGCACGTTGACCTTCGTTCTCCCACCACGACCCTGATTTAGCATGACGCATACGCTGGTCACTTAGGTTAGACAGGCTAATCATAGCTGATCTACGCACACCCCCGACAACGACAACCTCACCGATCTTACACATGATATCATGGGCTTCGATGGAGTTGAGCTTACGTCCCGCTGCGCCTTTGAACTTGGCGACAACGAACTTAAAAAGATCATCAAGAGGCTCTGGACCAGACGCACGACCGCCAAAGGTCTTTAGGCGCGACCCTGCCGGTCTAACCTTGGAGAGATCCCATTTAGGTATGTCGCCAGTATACAGCAGACTGATTAGCTTCCTGAGAGCCTTAGCCCAGCCTTCTTTAGAGTCCTGTACAACGATAACATCATCAGAAGATGCAAGATCCTCTGGGATCATTGGTAGCTTCTGGATGCTTTGACGCTCTACGCTAAAGCCGACACCTGTACCGCAAAGCAGGATAAACATAGCTTCATCAAATGCTCTTGGATGATCCACAGGAAGATATGAGCAGTTATAGATGCAGGTGTTATCACGATCAGCAGCGACACCAGCAGTCATCATGGCTCTCATGGAAGGCATGACTTCGAGGCTCAGGATCGCTACTTCTAAATCTTCCCAGTCTTGTTCTGTGAGGTTTAGGTTCTTGGAGTAGAGATAGTCAGTGTATCTCTTTACTGTCTCCGACCATGTTTCTCTCCTGTTAAAACTATCAAGCCACCTAGCGTATCTGCTGGTGGCTATGAAAGTCTGGTAGTCTGTGGGTAGGTAATTACTAATCATGCCCTATATGTTCCTCTATCAGCTTGTTAATATAAAAACGCGCCTTCTCAATATCCTGAACGCCATTCTTATGGTCACAACGCCAGTTGTATTTGATGATGTTGCCGCGTAAAAAAGCCCTGAAACCTTCCGGTCCCAGAGCTGCCCTAATTGCATCGATACATTCGATATCCCCTTGCGTGTAATGAGGGGGACTGTTGACCATATCTATTGCATCACTTTGTTGATTTGCTTGTTTCATGTATTCCTCATGCCGCATGAGCCACCTCTCCTGTCCATAGGATTGGTGCGTCCTTCTTGGCGTCCCAATCTTCCCACCTGAGTATCCGCGCTAGTCTGGCTTGCGTTAGTGCATCCTCGCGGGTCATTCCTGCTTTGAGATACGCTTGCTCGACCAGAGACCACGCTGGTCTTGATCCAAGGATCTTCTCAGCCGTCTTCGGTCCAACCCCCTTGAGACCCGCGTAACCATCAGCGGTATCCCCTGTGAGGCATTGCATGTAAAAGAAACGATCAGCTTCTTCAGGAGAAACGGTTAATCGCTCATTCGAGATAGGCCGGTAGAGTTTACAAGGGATCGTCTTGAGATCCTTGTCGTCACTAATGACTACACACTTACCTTTGTTCTCTGGTTTAGTAGCGAGTATTCCAAGACAGTCATCGGCTTCTAGGCCTTGCTTCTTGAAGGTTCTAAAAGTGATGGAAGCCCACTCGACCAAGGCTTTGTAACCAACAGGCTTTCGTGTCTTCTTACGGTTTCCTTTGTAGGTGGGATCAACAGTTCTACGGAAGTTCGAGCTATCGCTTAAACAGAGAATGACATCATCATCACCCATCTGCTCTTTGAAGGTGTCTAGCTGATCAAAGAACAGTTCTTTCGCCAGCTTGAGGTCAGTCGTTAAGCTCCAGATGTCATCACCCCAATCGGTCTCATCTTCTGTAGCAGCGACAGCCCTAAACAAGTACAAATCAGCATCCACTAAAAGCATATTCAATCTCCACCATGAAATCGGCTCCCGCATCTGTCAGGAGCCAGTTGTTGCCCCAGACCTCTTCACCTAGCCTAGTTGTTATGAAGCCCTCTCCCGCCGCGATAGCTATGAGATTTGCTTGGTCACGAGCGAACTTACTTTTCGTCGTAAACCCTTGCTCCCACGCCCGATGTAAGACCTTGTAGATCTTCTGGAGAGAGTCGATTGTATTGAAGTCCAGCCCATCAATGGGTGTCTGCCCAAGTACGCCCGATGGCATATTCGGCAGCGATTGGGATTCTGAGGCTGAACTGTTCTCCAGCTTTTTCCGCGCTTCTTCTAGCGATATTACCGACATGATCTTCAAGCCCTTTCCTAACTGCTATTTGAACTTCATCGTGTACCCACGCGATGATGTAGGCATCTAAGCCCTCTTCTTTGATTGCGTTGTATATGTTGATGACCCACTGCTTACTTAAGATCGAGCCAGTGGATTGAAGTAGTGTGTTCAAGGCCGCGTGTGTGCTACGGACTGGAACCTGTCTACCATCGAGGGTTTTTATTGATCCACGCTGAGAAGCTGCCTCGATAGCAGACTTGAGTTTACCGTAAGAGGGGACAGCAGCTATGAAGTTATCTTTGAGCTTCTTACCGGCTTGCGCCCCCTGTCCGACCAGCTTTCCGATCTTTCCGTCGGATGCTCCGTAGAGCGTGGCGTAGAGCCATGTTTTTGCTTCGTCTCGTGTAGCAAGCCCCGTCTTCTGTCGGTTGTATTCATGGA